ACGGATTTTTAGATAACTTAGGCCAAGGCCTTTCTCGACCAAAAGGTAATCTTGGCGACTTTGCTCACGCGGCTAGATTATACAACACTAGCGCATTTAGACTAGCACCCAAGACCAAATTCCTGTATCATGTGGTCTTTAACTTTAATGATGTACCCTTAGCCGGTACTAATTTTAAAGAACAACATCAGCGAACTGTTGGCTTGTTGGTTAAATCAATTGATTTGCCTAAATTTAAAATACAAGTAGATGTTGCACAACAATATAATAGAAAACGTGCCACGCAGACAAAAATAGAATACGAACCAATTAATATTTCGTTTCACGATGATAATCTAGGTGTTACAACAGCACTATGGAGTCTCTACTACGGATATTATTATGCAGACTCAAGTCACAATACCGCTAGCGGTGGAGGCGGTGGAGGTGCTACAGGATTCTTCTCGTCGCTGGCTAATACTGTAGTTCCAGGCATAACCAAGTTATTTGGCGGTGCTTCTGATACATCTGGTTCAAGTTCGTCAGCTGTTCCTCCGGGCTATAGTCGATTGGATAACACTCAAGGATTCAATACTTATAGATACGGTCTTGATAGAGATCAATCAGTTCCGTTTTTTAGTACCATACAGATATTTCAATTGAGTAAACAACAGTATCAAAGTTTTACCCTAGTCAATCCCATTATAACAGGTTGGCAACACGAAAGTCTAGATAACAGCAACGGACAAGATACATCTGCAAACAAAATGAGCATTATGTATGAAGCTGTAATCTACGGACAAGGACAAGTTAGTACTGGCAACCCCGATGGCTTTGCTAAAGAATTTTATGATAAAAGTCCTAGTCCGCTATCACTACTCGGTGGCGGTAAAGTTGGCCTATTCGGCCAAGGTGGTATATTAGGCGGAGCAGTTGATGTTGTTGGAGCCATTTCTAGTGGTAGTGCATTTAGTAGTGCCGGAGCATTGCTAGGTACATTGATCAAAGGCGCGGCAGTAGTTAATAACTCTAAAAAATTAACATCAGAAGGTATTCGCCAAGAAGGATTCAACTTGCTAACAGGAGCATTAAGTTCAGCAACCGGAGTTAATGTCAGCGGTGTTGCAAATGTATTATTCCCCAAGAGTGGCGGTACTGGACAGGGCGATTTTACAGCGGCAAATCAAACACAGATAACGCAGGGTCTTGGACCACTGCCACCTGCAAAGGTGCGATCATTCTTTGATGCTCGCCCTGGGTCGCTAACATCTTTGGCTAGAACCGCAGTATTTGGTAAATCTATTGGTGCTGGGAATCTTACTGAAATAAACACTAGATGGAATGCCTTAAGTGCAGGTGCTAAGGCGAAGTTTGAAACTGAAACCCTAGACAAAGTAATTAACGGAGCACCCGAAGTGCAAAGTCAATATCAATTAATTAAAAC